GCAGATGTAAATCTTACAGCAGCTCAAACAAGAACTTTAGTAGGAACTGGGAATGCTGGTGTTATTCCAACAATTGGAACTGATGGACATTTCTTAAAACATGATGGTACATTTGGTTTACCATCTTATACTACTAATACAGATACTCAGTTATCAACAGAACAAGTTCAAGATATAGTTGGTGGAATGGTAAGTGGTAATACTGAAAGTGGTATTACAGTAACTTATGATGATACTGGCAATTCATTAGATTTCTCAGTTGCATCTCAAACAGCAAATGATTTTACGAATGATTTAAAAGATAAATTAGATAATATAGAAGCATTAGCAGATGTAACTGATGCAGCAAACGTATTAGCTAACTTACCAAGTGGTATAGTTAGTGGTTCATCACAAATAAGTGGTATAACTAATACTCAATTAGCAGGTTCAATTACCAATGCTAAACTTACTAATAGTTCTATTACTATAAATGGTACAGCTATCTCATTAGGAGATTCAGTAAGTACTCCAAACGATAACACTCAGTTATCAACAGAAGCAGTTCAAGATATAGTAGGTGGAATGTTTAGTTCAAATACCGAAACTAGAGTATCAGCTACTTATGATGATTCAAGTGGAAAAATTAATGTTGTTGTTGATGATATGACCGCTAATGATAACACTCAGTTAACAACTGATGCGGTACAAGATATAGTTGGTGCGATGTTTAGTGGAAACACCGAAACAAGAATTGCAGCTACTTACCAAGATGGTGATGGAACTATTGATTTAGTTGTTACTGATATGACAGCTAATGATAATACACAGAATACTACTACATTATCTTTTGTAGATAGTACTAATGATATTATTTTAAGAAATACTACTGGTGGTCATTCAAGTGGTACTCAAGATATTAAATTAGTTGCAGGTTCTAATGTTACATTAACTCATACAGATGCTAATAACGTTACAATATCCTCAACCGATACAAATACAGTTTATTCTCACCCATCTCATGATGGTGATGATTTAAGTGTTGATACTGGTACACTATCAGGAGCAACTGTAATTAGTGATTTAGATTTCAATGTAAATACTAATGCATTAGGACACGTAACAGATGCAACCTTAACAACTCTTACAACAAGAGAATTATCTAAAAGTGATATAGGTTTAGGGAATGTAGCAAACGAAACAAGAGCTACTATACTAGGTGGAGATTTAACTGGTACAATTAACAATATAGCCGTTGCAACTGTAACAGATGGAGCTGCTTTAGGAGCAACATCTAATCAAGATTCAACTTCTGATATCCAATCAGGAACAACTGCAACAAATGTTGGATTGGGTAACGTAACAAATGAGAGTAAAGCAACAATGTTTGCTTCACCAACATTTACTGGAACAGTTGCTGGTGTAACGAAATCTCATGTTGGGTTAGGGAATGTAGCAAACGAAACAAGAGCTACTATACTAGGTGGAGATTTAACTGGTACCATTAATAGTATAGCCGTTGCAACTGTAACAGATGGAGCTGCTTTAGGAGCAACATCTAACCAAGATTCAACTTCTGACATTCAATCAGGTACAACTGCAACTAACGTAGGTTTAGGTAACGTAACAAACGAATCAAAAGCAACAATGTTTGCTTCACCAACATTTACTGGAACAGTTTCTGGTGTAAGTGCAACTCATGTTGGTTTAGGTAATGTAACAAACGAAAGTAAGGCAACGATGTTCACATCAGCTGCTTTAACTTCTAATCCAACTGCACCAACTCAAACTGGTACAGATGATTCTACTAAAATAGCAACAACGGCATTCGTACAAGGTAGAATTGATGCTATTATTGGAACTGCTGGTTCAACATTAGATACACTTGGTGAATTATCTGCATCTTTGGATAGTGATTCTGGTTCACTTGCAAGTTTAGTAACAACAGTAGGTGGAAAATTACAAAAAGACCAAAACTTATCAGATTTAGGAGATGCTGGAACGGCAAGAACTAACTTAGGACTTACAGGAGGAACAGCAGGACATTTCTTAAAACACGATGGTACATTTGGTTTACCTTCTTATACTACAAACACCGATACAAACGATAACACTCAGAATACTTATTCAACTTCAGTTGTATCTTCAAGTGGTATTAAATTAAGATTGACTGGTGCAGGACATGATGGTGCAACAACCGATGATGTTAAATTTGTAGGAGCAGGTGGTGCTACTGTTACTAGAACAGATGCAAGTACAATTACAATTACAACTACCGATAGTGATACAACATACACAAGAAGTGATTTCATTAACCAAGATGTTAATACTGATTCCAATGTAACATTTGCATCTGTATCCGCAACTGGTGATGTAGTAGCATACGCATCTTCGGATGAAAGATTAAAAGATAATATCGAAGTAATTTCTAATCCAATCGAAAAAGTACAATCCTTAAAAGGTGTAACTTGGGATTGGAATGATAATGCAGATAAATTACAACAATCATTACCAAATGTTGGTGTAATTGCACAAGATGTTGAGAAAGTACTTCCTCAGTTAGTTAAAGATAGAGATAATGGATTTAAAGGAGTAGATTATGCTAAACTTACTGGTCTCTTAATAGAGGCTATTAAAGAACAGCAAAAAGAAATTGATATATTGAAAGAGAAGTTGGGATAAGAATTTATATCCTTATATAAGGATTTCTTATTTTATTAATTATATAATGAAAGAAGTAAGTCATAAATATGGCACAGATAGTTAAACTAAAAAGAACATCAGTATCGGGTAAGACCCCAACAACGAGCAATTTAGCACTCGGTGAGTTGGCTATGAATACCTACGATGGTAGAATATTTTTCGAAAAATCTTCTTCGGAAGAATCGATACAAGAAATACTCACAACAAATTCACATCCATTTGCAATAACAGGTTCACTTTATTTAAATGGTGCCGTAACTGCTTCATTCTTCAAAGGAGATGGTTCACAATTAACAAACCTACCAACCGATATTTCAATTGCAGAAGCAACAACTGTAACTGCATCATATGATAGTGTCGATGATATTACCGTAACTCACAACTTTAATTCTTATAATGTATTGGTATCTGTTTATGATAATAACAGAAATTTACTAATACCAGCAACAACTTCACTACCAACCGTAAATACTGCTAGAGTAACTCTTTCTAATACTCAGAGTGGATTTGTGGTAGTTGCAAAAGGTGGACATTTAATTAGTGGTTCACAAATTGCAGATAATGCTAACAAACTTAATAGCCAAGCAGGTTCTTATTACCTAAATTGGACTAATTTTAATAACATACCTGCAGGAATTGTATCTCAATCAGCTCAGTTAACATCGGATTTTGATACAAGATATCTCAATACAGATGCAGATAGTATAGTTAGTAGTTCAACACAAATTATTACTTTAGTTGGTGTTGATGAAGATGACATGAGTTCTAACTCAGCAACTAAATTTCCATCTCAACAATCTGTTAAAGCATATGTAGATGCACAAGTTGATACTAAAGATGCATTAAGTGAATTAAGTGGAGATACTGATGATGTATCCGAAGGAAGTAGTAACTTATATTACACAGATGCAAGAGTAAAACTTAAATTAGATGCAGATACTGTAATTAGTGGTTCAGCACAAATATTAAATTTAGTATCTGTTGATGAAGATAACTTCTTATCTAATTCAGCAACCAAATTACCAACTCAACAATCTGTAAAAGCATATGTAGATTCTAAAGCACAATCACAAGATAATACAGATGAACTAACAGAAGGTTCAACTAATCTTTTTTATACAGATGCAAGAGTAAAACTTAAATTAAATGCAGATACGATAGTAAGTGGTTCAACACAAATTACAGATTTAACAACACATAAAGAAACTGTAAGTGGAGCATCTTCATATGCAGTAGACCACAATTTAAGTGAACAATATCCAATAGTACAAGCTTGGAATACTGCTACATCTCAACAAGAAGTACCAGTTTCAATTACTACAAATTCAACAAGTAGAGTTACTGTTGTATTCTCAACAACATTTGCTGGAATTATAATCGTAAAAAAATAAAATATGTATGATGTGTATTATACTACTGGTGGTGGCCCTTGGGTAAATGCTGGTACTGATACTTGGGTTAATTTATGGATGGAATTAATTGCACCTAAATTAGATGTAAAACCAATTCTTCTTTTACATAGAAACAAACCAAAAGGATATGATGATTATGAATTTCCAATAGAAGCACATTGGCATGGAGATGATATTAAAAAATTTGAAGAATTATGTAAAGGGGCCCGTAGAATTAATATATTACATGGTCATTATACACCAATGAAAGTTATTGATGATAATTTAGATAAAATTCATTCAAATGTTTTACACAATTCAGTAGATGATGTTATTAAATCACAAGTAGTAACAGATGCTTCAATGGGATGGCATCCTTTTGTAGATTCATCATGGGAACAAAAAATAACAGAACATTCAAAAAATAATATATGGATAGGATTATATAAAATAAAATATAATAATATTAATATAAAAAACTTTTACGAATTTAAACATAATTTAAAATTATCTGATTCAAACAATATAGGTTTTGCTTCAAGATGTGAAGGTAGAAAAAATCCTCACTTTTTAGATAATAAGAAAGCTTTTATTTTTACTAATTCAAATGATTTTATAACTGTATGGAAAAATAGTGTAAAATTGGATACAAGAAAACATAAAATATATCATTATGATTCAAAATTTAAAAATATGTTTTATAATATGGATTGGGGTATTTCACATTCTTGTTTTTCAGTAGAACCGTTTGGGTATGGTATAATTGAAGCAGTAGATAGAGGTAAACTACCAATAATACATCAAGATTGGTGTAAAGATTTTGAGTATCCGTATAGAGCTTCATCTAAAAAAGAATTTAATCATATTTATAGTAGGTTAAAAGAAACCTCATATTCAGAAAAAAATAAATGGTTTAATTTGTTAAAAGAATATATGATTAACAATTTTACTAATAAAGATAAATGGGTAAACGATTTACTTAATATTTATAATATATAGGAAACATTATATATGGCAATTTCAGCAGGAGAAACACTTAGTTTAAATAATTTAGCAGGAGCAACTGGTGATACTCAAAATTTAAACGTATCATTGGGTACTATTAAAGGTTCACCATCGGCTGGTGATAATATTTCAATATCTTCATATGGAATAGATTCAGTTGGTTCATTATCTGGATATACTTATGCTGTTGAAGCTACAAACGAAACATATACATTAGCATTTGGTGGAGAGGGTTCTAACTTTGGACAAATAAAAGGTAGATATCAAAACTTTACTTGGGCAGTTTCTCCAACATATAATTCTGCTGGAAATTCTGCAGGATATTTAAGTATTGGTGCAAACCAAGATTATACTGGTGTGATTACAGTTGGTGCTATGAATCCTCAAGGTGCAAGTTCACAAACGGATATATCTTCAACTACATCACATACTTTATCAGTAACATTTGCTGATGGATTCAATGACCATGCAACCGATTATAATGTTGCAAAAACAAAAACAGTTTACTCGGTAGATACTTATGATGGAAATACAACATTATGTTTAACTGCTGATTCGCCTGTAACACTTGCAGATGGAACTACTGTGGAAGTAGGTGATTTAGAAGAAGGTGATATGTTAAGTGGATATTCTTTAGAGGGATTATCTGATGATGAATATACATATGATTTTTATTCGTGGAATGCTAGTAGTCTTGAAACCACCGCTAAAGATGTAGAGGTAGTAAATGTAATTTACTCATTTGCAGAAAGATATTATTCAGTAAACAATGGAGAAGTAACAGCAACAGCTGAACATCCGTTGTTGGTAAAGGATTCTATCGATGATGAATATAGATTCAAACAGATATCATCTATTATAGTAGATGATAAATTAATAAAAGGAGATGGTACTGAAGTTTCGGTAACATCAAATAGTTTAGTAGACGAAACCGTAGAAATTGTATCAATTGATGTTGAAGAACAAGATACATATTTAGTAAATGGATATATAACTCACAATAAAGGTGGAAATACTCATAGTGGAGATTTAGGTGCACCTGGTAAGGTTAGTGGAGTACAATTCCAAGCTGGTTCAGAAGGTAAAGTAATAGAATGGTCTGTTCCAACTTCATCTGGTACCACAGGTATTACGGCATATCATTTACAAATAGATAATAACTCTGATTTTAGTTCACCAACCGTAAGTTATGATGAATGGTCAACTACTGAAATATCAATACATGGACATAGTTTAGCTTCTGGTACTAATTATATTAGAATAAGAGCTATAGACCATGGATTATATGGAGCTTATAGTGATAGTTTTAGTTTTAATGTATAATGTAAATTAAATTTACGTTTTGTAAAAAACGATATATTTATATATATACAAAAACAATAGTCAATTAAAACAAAAATAATGGCAAAAGAAATCAAAGAAATTAAGTTTACAGATGAAGAAGTTTCAACGATAGGACAACTACGAACAGATGCTTCTAATATTTTTACTCAACTAGGACAATTAGCAATTGAGAAAGATAGAAGAATTAAAGAAATTGAAGATATTCATACTTCATTAATAAATAAACATCAAGCTTTACAACAAACAGAACAAGAGTTATTTCAAACACTTAATAAAAAATATGGTGATGGAAATTACGACCCAAAAACAAATACATTCGTTCCAGTAGTTGAAGAAAACGAAGAAAAAGAATCTAAAGAAGAAAAAAAATAATCTTTAGAAAAAGTATTTTATATTTATAAGAGTACGTTTACAAAAGATAATTAACAAGGAGTAAAATAAAATGGCAGAAAAAATTGTATCACCTGGTGTATTTACGAGAGAAAATGACCTTTCTTTCTTAGCACAAGGGATTGGAGAAATCGGAGCAGCTATAATAGGACCTACAAAAAAGGGACCAGCTTTCGTACCAACCGTTGTAAATACACAATCGGAATTTGAAGAAATATTCGGTACACCTGATGGTTCTTACTATACAGGATATACCGTACAAAATTATTTAAGAGAAGCTGGAACTGTTACTATTGTAAGAGTTGGACACATTGGAGGATATCAAGAAATATCTCCAATAGCTATCAAAGTTAGTGGGTCTGATGGAGGAATCAAAGTAATTGGTTCTTTATTCACGACACATAAAGGAGATGATAGTATTGGGTTCCCAACTACATCAATAGATGCAGCGGATTCCGCATCAGCATTCTCAATTAGTGGTTCTTTTGGAGAACTATCAGCATCTGTACTACCAAGTGCAGGAAATGATTTATCAGATGTATTTGGAGAATCTCCAAGAGGTTCTAAAAATGCTTATTCATATGTTTATTATGAAAATGAAGCAATTAACCAAACATCTTATATTTCAGATAGTGGTTCATCTGTAATCTTAGAAACTTTACCAACACAAAACTTTTCACAAGATATCCAACATGCAACAACTCCTTGGATACAATCACAGTTAATTTCAGGTGAAAGACATGATTTGGTAAGATTCCATACTATTGGAGATGGTTCTAATTATAACAAAGAATTTAAAATTGCAGTATTTGGTGTAAAAGCCGCTGGTTCAAACAATTCTACTGATTATTCAACTTTCTCAATTGCAGTTAGAGGATACTCTGATACAAATAAAAGACCAGTAATCTTAGAAACATTTAACAATGTAAACTTAGACCCTGCTTCACCTAACTATATTAAGAAAGTAATTGGTGATAGAAATGTTGTTATTGATAGTAATGGTAAACAAACTGAAAATGGTGATTATGTAAATCGTTCTAAGTATATTAGAGTTGATTGTAAACCAGAAGGTTCATTCCCAATCACTGCAGGACCATTTGGACATGGTGCTTATATTAATACAATTATCGTAGGAACTCCATCTGAGGTACCAGCAGTGGTATTCTCAACGGGTTCAAAAGAGAATAGTGCATCTAATGGTGTAAAATATAGTGGTATTGATTTAGAAACTGCACAAGTTAAAATTGATAACTCACATTATTTAAAACCAGTACCAACAAGTGCTACCGCAGGTGCAAATACAGTATTTGCATTCGATGCTACCGTAAATATTAATAACGGAACACATGCATTTGGATTTGAGTTAAGTGGTTCTAATTCTGTTGATGTAAATAAGAGACAATTTATATTAGGATTCCAAGGTGGATTTGATGGTGTATCACCAACTACTGAAATTGCAGCTGCTGGTTCATCTGCAGACTTTGGTAGTGGTAACACACAAGGGTTTAATTGTTCTACTTCAACAGCAAGTGGTTCAGTTGCTTATGTTAAGGCAATCGCTTCGGTATCTAATCCAGATGATTTTGATATCAACTTAGTATCAGTACCTGGTATTGTAAGAAGACACCACTCGTATGTATTTGATAAAGTAGTAGATATGGTAGAAGCTAGAGAAGATGCTTTCTTTATCGGTGATGTTGTAGGTGTAACTTACAATAGTGGAACTGGACAAGTTTCAACTGATAGTATATCACAAGCTGTTGAACAGGCAGGTAACTTAGATAGTAACTATGTAGGTACATACTACCCATGGGTTAAAACAATCGATTCAAGAACGAATAGATTAACATCTGTTCCACCATCAGTATTGATGCCTGGAATATATGCTGGAAATGATGCTATCGCCGCTGAGTGGTTTGCACCAGCAGGTTTAAATAGAGGTGGTATCGTAGGTGCTGTTTCTGTACTAAACAGATTAACACATGCTGAAAGAGATACATTATATGAAGGAAAAGTTAATCCAATCGCAGCTTTCCCTGGAGAAGGTATTGTTGCATTTGGACAAAAAACTTTACAAGATAGAGCATCTGCACTTGATAGAATCAACGTAAGAAGATTAATGATTAAAGTTAAGAAGTATATTGCTTCAACTTCAAGATACTTAGTGTTCGAACAGAATACGGCTCAAACAAGAGGTAGATTCTTAAATACAGTAAATCCTTATTTAGAAGGAATACAACAAAGACAAGGACTTTATGCATTTAGAGTGGTGATGGATGAATCAAACAACACACCTGATGTAATCGACAGAAACATATTGGCTGGACAGATTTTCTTACAACCAACAAAAACTGCTGAATTCATCGTGTTAGATTTCAACATCTTACCAACTGGGGCTTCGTTCTCGGCGTAATTAATTAAAAATAAAAAAGAACTATATTTATAGTAGAATAAATTAGGAGAAAACAAAATGGCAGAAGTATTAGAATTTAATGATATGTTTTATACCAACTTTGAACCAAAGATGCAAAATCGGTTCATCATGGAAATAGATGGTATTCCTTCATATCTTATAAAAGTAGCTACAAGACCAACAATTTCATTTGAAACTGTTACCTTGGACCACATCAACGTTAAAAGAAAACTTAAAGGAAAAGGTGAATGGGCAGATGTTACCATGACACTTTATGACCCAATTGTACCATCAGGTGCACAGGCAGTTATGGAGTGGGTAAGAACTTCTCATGAATCAATTACAGGTAGAGATGGATATGCGGATTTCTATAAGAAAGATATCCAATGTTATCTATTAGGACCTGTTGGTGATAAGATTGAACAATGGACTCTTAAAGGTGCATTTATCAACTCTGCTAACTTCGGTAGTTTAGATTGGTCATCAAATGAACCAACTTCAATCGAGTTAACATTATCATATGATTATGCTATCTTAGAATTCTAGTATTCCTCCAAAATTATTTTTATAAAAGAAAAAGTTCTCTTAGTGAGAACTTTTTTTGTGCCTTTATTTTTCAACTTTTTAAAAGTTATATATTTATATACGAACAATTAAAATAAAAGTTATATGGCAAATTACGATTTTCCTACCGAAGTGATAACACTACCATCACAAGGTAAATGTTATCCAGAGAGTAATCCCCTCTCAAAAGGTACAATAGAAATTAAATACATGACTGCGAAAGAAGAAGAAATTCTTGCTTCACAGAATCTTATTCGAAAGGGGGTGGTACTTGATAAGTTATTTGAGTCAATTATAGTAGATAAGGGTGTAAACATAGATGACATTCTAATAGGGGATAAAAATGCTATAATGTTAGCGGCTCGTATTTTAGGTTATGGTCCTGAATATCAAATTCAACAAGAAAATGAATTAGGTGAAAAGGAAAACATTACAATAGATTTATCAAAAGTACAAACAAAAGAAGTTGATTTTTCAAAAATAAATAAAGATAACAAATATGAATTTACCACCACTAATGGTCAAGAAATTGAATTTAGGTTACTAACTCATGGTGATGAAAAGAAAATAGATACTGATGTTAAGGCTATAAATAGATTAAATAAAGATGGAGCAACCTCAGAATTAACTACAAGATATAGGTATATGATTACATCAGTAGACGGTGATTCAACAACTTCGGCTATTACTAAATTTGTAAACAATCAATTTTTAACAAGAGATACAAGGAAATTCAGAGACTTAATCAGGGAACTTCAACCTGATGTTGATATGGTATTTGAATATAATAACCCTAATACTGGAGAAAACGAGGTGAAGCCCATTCCAATGGGAGTTGGGTTTTTTTGGCCTTCCGAGTAATTATTCGGTTATTCTTCATAAACAAATCTTTGAGTTATGTTACTATGGTAATGGATTTAATCAAGAAGGAGTTTATAGATTACCGATACATATTAGAAGGTTCTATTACAAGCAACTACTTGATGCTAAAAAACTGGAACAAGAACAATCTAAGA